CTAAAAAGAATATCTCTTTAAGTGAGTTTGATATACCAGACCATGAACAAAGAGAGGCACAGGAAACCTTAGCCAAGACCTGTGGAAAGCCTGTGGATAACTTGTCAATAGGTAAGTCTAATGGAAACCCGCAGGTTGCCAAAGGAAAGGATAGAAGAAACCCACAGGTTGCGCATGAGGAAACCTCAGAGGTTGCACATAACGTATCATTTAACGTTAATAATAATATTAATAATATAAACTTAAATAAACAGTTACTTAAATATATGTGTAAAGCAGTTAATCAGATATACGCAAAAGATATTCAGTATAATAAAAAACAGCTGGATGATGCAGCGCAAATGATAGCAGATGGATTGGTAGTAAATGAACAATCTCTTAACGTAATGCGTGATGCTTTAGTTTGGTTCAAGGAACGAGAGCCAATGAAGGACGCACCAAAGCACATCAACTTCTTTAGACCATGGCTAATGCCTAAGCCTAAAGACAATTCACTTAGGAACAAGGTCAATAACCTAGGCAAATTATTGAAGTACAAGAGCAAAAGGAACGTATAGCTTTAGTATTTCCAAATAAAACACCCACCAAAAAAAGAAAAATCCTAGCCCTCCAAAAAAAACGAGTATAGGGGAGGGTGGGGCATAAGAGGAAGAGGGGTGTCTCACACAATATTTTCCTTATTTCACAGAAGTTTTGACATAACCCTACACCCCCACCCTTTAAACAGGCTTTAAGAGGCAAATAAGAGCCTCTCAATCCCCTTTGACAGCCCAGTTAGACTAGGATATGATGATATCAATTAACTTAATCAGTTCGTTTATGGCTAAAGGATTGCAAGACAAGCCCTCCGCAATAAGATTTGTTCCTCCAAGAACACTCAATGCAAGCTATCGGACCATCTTTTAGCCTATGACTGACACAAAAGAACCGCATATCAAGCTCACAGCGTTTAAAAACAGCAACGTTCCCGCCAATGCTCCGCAGTATTCTACGAAAAAATTTAAGATTGAGAAGGATATAACCATCAAAGCTGGAGAATATGACGTAGATGTCTTTGAAAACACCTCAGCAAACGGCAATAACTACCTCAACATCTTGCTTAAAGACCGCTGGGTAAACCCAAATCAACCCACAGAAGGCTCAGAACCTGATTTTTAAATCGAAATGGACCATCACGATTTCCAAAAATGGATGTTAAGAAACAGGGTTGGGGTCAGCGAATTTGCTAGAATAACAGGTATGAAAGAATCAAAAATAAGATTGATACTAAAGGGCGGTAAAAAAATTGATTTTGCTTTAGAATATCAACTAAGGGAGATAGAAAATGGCAAAACCTAAATCAGGAGCATCAGAGCCAGTTGTTAGATACGGGGGAGTGCGTATGTTACAAAGACGCATCAAACGTTCTGAGATTATTGACCACAACAAAGACGCAGTAGCCCAAGAGTTAATTAACATATCTACCAGCAATATTACCGATGTGTTGCATTGGGAAGACGGGAAGGTAAGTTTAAAAAACCCCAAAGATATCCCAGATTCAGCCCTCCGCTCTATCAAAAAAGTTAAAGTTTCAGGTAAAGACGGAGAGAATATTGAGATAGAATTACATGATAAGATTAGGTCTTTGCAGGTGGTTGCTAAAGCAGCAGGATTATTGGACCAACCAGAAGACGATTCAGACAAACCGTCTGTCATTGGTATTCAAATCCAAGGACCAGAGGTTATCGAAGTCGTTGATAAAAAAGGAGTTTCTCCAGATTTAGCTGACGGGGTGCCTGTGGTAAAAGATGAGTGAACACGACTTAAAATTTAATTTTAAACAATCCCCAACTATTTATAAATTTTTACAAGACAATTCTTTTGTTCGAGGGGTGGTAGGACCAGTCGGTTCTGGCAAATCCTACGCTTGCGCAGCTGAGATATTTTTACGGGCTGTTAAGCAAAAAGCCTCTCCCAAAGACGGAATCAAATATTCAAGGTTTGTTATTGTCAGAAACTCATACCCAGAGTTAAGAACGACAACAATTAAGACTTGGCAAGAGATTTTCCCAGAAAACGTCTGGGGGAATATGCGGTGGTCCCCTCCTATCTCACACCATATCAAGTTACCCTCAAGAGGGGATGCCGCTGGGATTGACTGCGAGGTTATTTTTTTAGCCCTCGACCAACCCAAAGATGTGAGAAAGTTATTGTCTTTGGAGCTAACAGGAGCTTGGGTTAATGAGGCAAGAGAACTCCCAAAACAAGTGATTGATGGACTAACCCACAGGGTAGGAAGATACCCCAGCAAAGCAGATGGAGGACCAACTTGGAGAGGAGTTTGGATGGACACAAACCCCATGGAAGACGACCATTGGTGGTATGTATTATCTAAAAAAGAAAGACTCCCAAAAGGCAGGTTTGCTTGGAAGTTTTTTGAACAACCCTCTGGGATTGCTGAGGTCAAAGGAGCGGATTTACCAGAGATGCCAGAGGCAAACGGTTATATTTTTTCAGCCAACACTTGGTGGAAAGAGAACCCCAATGCGGAAAATGTAAACAACCTCCCGTCTGGGTATTATTCTCAAATCTTAGCAGGGAAAACAAAAGACTGGATAGCCTGTTATGCGCAAGGAAAATATACTTTTGTGCAAGACGGCAAGCCCGTTTGGCATGAGTATGAGGACTCAACAATGTCAGCAGAGGGCTTAGAGGTAAGCGATAATATTCCAATAACAGTTGGGATTGACTTTGGGCTTACCCCAGCAGCAGTATTTGCTCAGAGACAACCTAGCGGCACTTGGCACGTTTTAGCGGAGCTGGTTACGTTTGAAATGGGATTAGAAAGATTCGGAAGATTGTTAAAATCTGAAATGGAAATTAGGTTCCCTAAACACAGTTTCACGGTATGGGGAGACCCAGCGGGTAGTGCTAGAGACCAAATTTATGAAGTAACCGCTTTTGAGCATTTAAAAACTTTAGGTATAACCGCCAGACCCACAGCTACCAATGATTTTAAATCCAGAAGGGAGGCTGTTGCGGGACCCATGACAAGATTAATAAACAAAAAGTCTGGCTTTTTAGTTGATACAAAATGCACAAGAATACGTAAAAGCCTTGCTGGAGGGTATCATTTTAAACGGATGCAAGTTTCTGGTCAGGAAAGATACAAAGATGTTCCCAATAAAAACCAACATTCTCACGTGGGGGATGCGTTGGGTTATTGTTTACTTGGGGGTGGAGAGCATAGAAGATTGGTTAGAGGGGCGGTTAATAAATATTTTGTAGGGACCGCTATCGCAAAAACAGAGTTTGATATATGGTAGATTTGTTATCAATCTTAAATGAGGACATGGGTCTTGAAAACTCAAACAAACAAATAAGAAGGTTTGAGCAAAGAGATTTTTGGATGATGAGCCTTCCAGAGCATGAAAAAAAACTGTTTAACTTAATACCAAATTATGAGCAATATCTTATGGATAACACGATAAGAGAATCCTCTTTCACAGCTTTAATTAACAACAAACCTATTGTCTGTTTTGGGTTAATCCAACTCTTCCCTCAAGTGGCAGAGGCTTGGTTAATCCCAAGCATAGACCTGAGAGTGTCAATAAAAAACGCCTACGCCTTTCAAAAAGCTACTAAAAAATTCTTCAATAATGCTTTTGATATTTTTGACTTACGTAGAATACAGGTTACAATAGACGAAACGAATACTATTTCCATGGCTTGGATTAAAACCATGGGATTTACAAAAGAAGGCTGCATGAGAGAGTTTGGATACAATAAATCGGATTATTTTATGTTTAGTAGACTTAAAGGAGAATAACAAAATGGGCGGATTATTTAGCAGACCAAAAGCTCCACCACCACCAAAGGCGGTAGAAACGAAAGTATCTGAACGAGAAAAAGCTATGAAGGTCAAAGAAGACGAGCAAGCTCAAACACTAAAAGCTAGACAACGAGCAAGGCTTACTGGGGGAAGGAAGATGTTGCTTGCCTCCTCAAGAACAAACCCTGCTGGCGGGATAGAATTTGAAACAACGAATACTTTAGGGTATGGCAGAAACCCAAGAGGTTAATATGGCAGAGCGTGAAGAGAAGGATTATTTAAGGAATCCGATACATAGAAAGAGGAGTTAAGGGTGCCTAAAGTGGTTACCAGAAACGGGAAGATTAAGGTTTTCCCTTATACAAAAAAAGGAACCTCTGCGGCTAAAGCCTATGCAGACGCAACAGGTGGAACTATGTCAATGAGAGGAGCCATGAAACGAAAAGTAGGAGCTGGCTATTAACGTCAAACAAATCTTAGAAAAGTATAAAAAAGCTGAACAGCGTAAAGATTTATGGCGTGATATTTACCAAGAATGTTACGAATACGCTCTTCCACAAAGAAACCTTTATGATGGCAACTACGAGGGAAGTAGCCCAGCCCAAAGGAAAATGGGAAATGTTTTTGATAGCACCGCTATTCACTCCACCCAAAGATTCGCAAATAAAATTAAAGCAGCATTGTTTCCATCTCACAGAGAGTGGATAAAACTACAAGCGGGTTCAGATATACCAGAAGACAGGAGTACCGAGGTCCAGCTAGCCTTAGACGAAGTTAATCAAAAAATGTTTAACCTCCTTAATGTGTCTAACTTTGATATGGCAATAGGCGAGTTTTTGTTAGATTTATGTGTTGGGACAGGGTGTATGTTGATATTAGCTGGAGACGAGACAGAGCCAATTAAGTTTGTTACCGTTCCCCAATATCTCATATCTTTTGATGAGGGACCGTTTGGGAAAGTAGAAAACGTATACAGGAAACTAAAACTAAAAAATTCTAACATTATGAGAGAGTTCCCAGACGCCAACTTACCACAAGAATTATCAGACAAGATTGCCGAAAAACCCAATGATGACACCGACTTGTTAGAGGCTACAATGTACGAGCCAGACGAGGGAGTTTATTATTATTGCATTATTCATAAAAAATCATCAGAGAAGATTGTAGAGAGAACGTTTGCATCAAACCCGTGGGTTATCAGCAGATACATGAAGGTAGCTGGAGAGATATACGGAAGAGGTCCTTTGGTTACAGCGCTACCTGACATTAAAACTCTAAACAAAACAGTAGAATTATTATTAAAAAATGCCAGCATAAACATAGCTGGGGTTTATACCGCAGCAGACGATGGAGTCTTAAACCCTCAAACGGTTAGGATTGCTCCCGCAGCTATAATCCCCGTGGCAAGCAACGGAGGTCCAAGAGGACCAAGTTTGCAACCACTAGCAAGGTCTGGAGATATCCAACTATCACAAATAATCTTAGAAAGATTACAAAACAACATAAAGAAAATTATGTTAGATGACAGCCTTCCCCCAGATAATATGTCTGCGAGGTCAGCCACAGAGGTTGTAGAAAGAATGAAAGAACTATCGCAAAACCTAGGCTCAGCTTTTGGGAGACTTATCTCAGAGGCAGTAATACCAATAGTTTCAAGAACATTAGCCGTTATGAATGATGCGGAATTAATTGATTTGCCTTTAAGGGTAAATGGGTTAGAGGTTAAGATACAACCAACAAGCCCGTTAGCTTTGGCTCAGACCAACGAAGAAATACAAAAAACTTTACAATGGATTCAAATAGCAAGCCAGTTTGGACCAGCGGGGCAAATGGCAATTAAGATTGATGCAGCAGCTGATTATCTTGCCGACCAGCTTGGAATACCGCCTGAGATACGAACCACGATGGAAGAGCGGGAACAAATGGCGCAACAAATGGCGGCTATGCAGCAACAAGCAGCGCAACAGCCAGCAGGTCCAGAGGAAGTTATACAAGAAGATATACCTAAACAAGCGTAGGAGAAGTTATGGCAATAGTAGATGAAGGCTGGGAGGGGTTAGATTTTTCAACACCAGATGAGAAAGACACCGATGCAATTAACCTTGATATGAAATACGCCAAAGTTTTTAGCACCCCAGAAGGGCTAGAGGTCTTGAACGACTTGCTTAATAGAACGGTAGAGAGACCAACATGGTACCCAGAATTACCCTCCAGTTATGGATATGTCAGAGAAGGGCAGAACATGATTGTTAGGGAAATAACGAAAAGAATAAACAGAGCTACAACCAAGCAATAGGAGGCACACTATGGCAGAGGCAGCAGAACAAGAAAGCAAAACCACAGAAGAGGAAGTTTCACGTGAAACAGAGAACACCCTGACAACAGAGGCAGCAGAGAAAATCAACGAAGAGGCTGTTAGCGAGGAACCTCAAGAAACCATATCTCATAAAGAGGAGACAAAAGACGAAGAGGTTTTTGGTAAAAAGGAAGAAGAGTTAGAGTTTAAGAAACCAGAATATCTGGCAGAAAAATTCTGGGATGACAAAGACGGTCCTAGGGTAGAGCAAATGTCTAAATCTATTTCTGAGCTAGAAAAGAAACTATCCCAAGGCAAACATAAACAGCCAGATGAATACAATATAGGGGTTTTAGACGAGCATAGCATTGACAAAGAAGACCCTATTGTCCAAGATTTTTTGAAAGTGGCAGGAGAATCTGGGTTAAATCAAAACTCTGTGGACAAGATATTAAATACGTTTTTAGCAAGCAACGCACAATTTTTAGAAAAAAGCAAGGCTGATGTTGATACTGAGAGGAAAAAACTGGGAGGGAAGGCTGACGATATCATTGAAGATGCAGTTAGATTCCAAGATAGTTTGCTTAAAAAAGGGGTTATATCAGAAGGGCAAAGCCAAGAATATCTAAAACTTTGCAATACAGCAGAAGGGATTAAACTCATTAGAAACATTAGGAATTATTATGGAGAAGGCACAATCCCAACAATACCAGCTAACGATGAAATGGGAATGTCGGAAGAAGAGGTTAAGGCGCAAGTACACGACCCTAAATATCAAACTGACCCTTCATTTAGAGCCAAGGTAGAAAAAGACTTTAATAGGATGTTTAAGGGTGTTCATAAAGGCGGGGAGTAAAATTTCAAGTCATAATTAATCAATCTTAGCATTACCTAAATGCAATTCGTCTGTGTCTAATACTTCTAATGCTTTTTTTAATGGAATTAATTTATTTGTTCTATAATCTCTAGCAGTTATTCTTTTTGTTCGCTTTTCGTCTTTAGCACTTTGAAAGGACGTTCTAGTTTTAAACCTGTCATCTTGTCTGTTCTCTTTTCTCTTTTGTGTCATTTGCTCCATTCTTTTTTCATCTAATGGTTGATGTTTTCTTCGTGCATTTTTAGTTCTTTGTTTTTTCCTAGAATCTTCATTACACCAATAGCCAACGGTGCCACTACTAACAGGGAATAACTCAGAAATTGCAGAATAAGAACACCCCTCTCTTCTCAATTCTCTCATTATATTTACATCTTCTTGACTTATTTTGTATCTGCGGTCTTTCATATTGAGCGTCCTTTTCTATACTTATCGAATAACTTATTATGTTTTTCTTTGTAACATATGAAGTCCATCAATTTTTTTCTTTCCTCTAAAAGCACATCAATAAGTTTGTCTTTCTCATCTAATATATGTTGTGTCAATCTATCTTGTTTGTCTTGTGCGTTCATATTTTATACCTCGTTTGTTTTGTTAAATCTATTTAGAATTAGACAAAATTTATTAAAATTGTTTTCTCCTAACCTTATTTTCGATTCTAGCATCACATAAAGTTTTTGATGTTGTTCGTAGTTAGTAATGTCTACTAACATATTATCGATTACCCATTTACTTGGGTTTTGCTTTGCTCTTTCGATTGATAGTTGTTCTCTTAAATTATCAATCTCATTAGAGATTCTGTGCGAATGATTACTATAAATGAACACATCTCTCAATACAGTCATTTCTTCTTTTGTAAATTTAATTGTTTCCATTTTTTTCCTCGTAATTTTCATATTTTCTATCCTCGCTTTCATTCTAAGACTATTTAAAGAACATTTCAAGAACAATTAAAGAATGTTTGGTATATAAAAATATAGGAAACCTAGGGGTTGCATTAGGGTTTTCTTTGATTTATCATCGGAATAAGAAGATAATCCTACCAACGGACCTTCAGTTATTAATTTAGCTGTCGCCTTTCACAAAAAGACAACGAGAGCAACAAAACAAATAAACCATTAAGGAGAACTTAATATGGCACAAAGTATAACAAATGCTTTTGTTACTTTGTTTGATGCAGAGGTAAAGCAAGCATATCAAGGAGAATCAAAACTTCGTGATACTGTTCGCATTAAATCTGGCTCTGGCTCTAATACTGTGAAATTTCCCAAAATAGGAAAAGGCGCAGCGACAGTTAGGATTCCACAAACAGACGTAACACCTCTTAATGTGACTTATTCGCAGGTCACGTGTACCATGAGCGACTATAATGCGGCTGAGTACAGCGATGTATTCCACCAAGCTAAAGTCAATTTTGATGAGAGGAGAGAATTGGTTGAGGTGGTATCTAAAGCAATATCACGTAGACAAGACCAATTAATTATTGATGCGTTAGATGCGGCTAGTAGCCCATCAACTGTGGCAAAGACCGTAGTTACATCAGGTTCGGCAGCCGCAAGTAACCTCAATGTTGGTAAAATTATTGCAGCTAAGAAAGCCTTAGATGCTAAAAATGTACCAGCAGAAGACCGTTGCTTGGTAATACACGCTAACAGTTTAAGCGGACTACTAGGAGATGAACGAGCTATTTCAAATGACTTTGCTGTAAAAGCATTGTTAAACGGAGAAGTAGCAAGTTTACTTGGTTTCAGAATCATACAGGTTGGAGACCGAGACGAAGGCGGGTTGCCTCTATCATCAAGCGATAGAACTATATTTGCTTTCCATAAATCATCTGCTGGAATGGCAGAGGGCATGGGAATCAAAACTGAGATTAATTACGTTCCAGAGAAAACATCTTTCTTAGTGAACTCAATGTTCTCAGCTGGCTCTGTTGCTATTGACGATGAAGGCATAGTGAAAATAACTTGTGAAGAATAGGAGCATAACATGGCATACGCAGTAGCAGGATTGCAGCCAATAGGCGGACAATCTAAAGCAGGAAACGCTCCACAAGTATGGAGCTATACATCAACAGATGCTAAAACAGCAATAGATGCGTCAGGATATTTTAATGACGCCTCAGACTTGTTGAAAGTTGGAGATTTAATCTACATCTACGCATCAACTGGTGGAACAGCAACTTTCAGTTTGCATCCAGTAGTAAGCAACGCCTCTGGTGTTGTGGATATTGGGGATGGCACAGCTGTAAGTGCAACAGATAGTGATTAATCACTAAACACATTGGCTCTCTTGCTTAGTGCAGGAGAGCCTTTACTGGAGGTATTATGGCATCGGGAGACACAAGCGTTACGGTAGCAAACAATGCTCTTAGACTAATAGGGGCTAACACAATAACTTCTTTTTCAGACGGTTCAAAAACAGCTGGCATTACAGAAAACTTATACGGATTTGTAAAAAAACATACCTTATCCATGTATCCATGGAAATTTGCCATGAAGAAAATACAGCTTGCCGCAGCATCTGGTTCTCCTGTAAATGAATGGGAAAAACATTACACCATGCCTAGTGATTCTGTTAGCGGTTTACCGACAGCTGTTTTTTTTAGCGGTAGTGCTGGCGCCCCAACTGAATTAGATTTTGAAATTTACGAAGGTAAATTATTAACAAACTCATCAACTGTCTATATAGATTACGTTTATACAATAACCGAAGATTTGATGCCTACTTATTTTATATCCTTGTTGGTATATCAGCTAGCATGGCATATTGCGGAACCAATAACCGACCAAACAAACAAGTCAGATTATTGGAGAACACAAGCCATAGGAACTGTGTCAGACCAAGGTAGGGGAGGGTACTTTAGAGTGGCTACAAATATTGATGCTAAAGGGCAACCACCTAACGCAATAACAGATTATGTATTAACCAATATCAGATAATGGCAGATTCAGAAAACGTTACACGAATACAGACTAATTTTACAAGCGGAGAGTTTGACCCTCTTTTGCGAGGAAGGATTGATTTAGAACAATACCAAACAGCGGCAGATACCTTAACCAACGTAACAGTTTTGCCACAAGGAGTAGTGCAAAGGAGAGCGGGCTTACAATATATTGGGACAATACCTAGTGCCGCTGCCCCACAAAACGGAGTAAGGCTAGTTAATTTTGAATTTTCAACAACACAGCAATACGTTTTTTTATTTTCAAATACCAGACTTTATATTTATAAATTAGGGGTTTTGCAAACAAATATAAACGGTAGCGGTAACGATTATTTAGATTTATCTTCTACGGGAATAGCGTCTGCGACATTAGCTGAATTATATTTTTCTCAATCAGCAGACACCCTAATAGTAACCCAAGAAGACATAGCCCCAGTATCCATAACCAGAGGAGCTAATCATACAACATGGACAGTAGCAAACATAACCTTTAAGTATACACCAAAAACAGCGCTAACCATTTCTACTTCAAATCCAGCTGGTACGCTAACTCCGTCTGCAACAGAAGGAAATATAACGCTAACATCTTCTTCAAGCGTCTGGGTAACAGGAAGTGTCAATCAATATGTGAACGCAGAAAACGGTTTTGGCAGAGCGAAGATTATAAAATACAACAGCGCAGCAGAGGTAGAGGCTCATGTCGAAATACCTTTCTCAGACACATCGGCTATTGCAAATGGAGACTGGGAGTATGAGTCTGGGTATGCTGATATTTGGTCAGGTAGCAACGGATACCCAAGAACATCTACTTTCCACGAAGGGCGGTTATATTTTGGAGGTAGCTTAAAAAAACCAACAACGGTCTGGGGTTCAGTAGTGGGGGATTATTATAATTTTAACGCAGGGCAACAGCTAGCAGATGAGGCAATAGAGGCTACACTTGACACAGATACCGTTAATGCGATTACAGGAATAGCAAGCAACAGAGATTTGATTGTTTTTACTACTGGGGGAGAGTTTTTTGTACCGCAAGGTTCTTTAGACCCAATAGAACCAACAAACGTAGTATTTAAAGCTACTACACGTTCTGGGTCTTTAGGCATAAAGCCCATATCTACTGAAAACGCTACATATTTTATACAAAGGCAAGGCAAGCAGCTACGAGAATATATCTTTACAGATACTGACGTTAATTACAGAGCAAACAATTTTTCCTTATTTTCTTCTCATTTAATCAATTCTCCAGTAGATATGACGTTTAGAAAACAAACAAATACATCTTCTTCCGATATGATAATTATTGTTAATGGAGATGGAGCAATAGCGTCTTATCCGTTTCTTAGGGCGCAACAGGTCGTTTCCCCTTCTAGGTGGACTACTGCGGGTTCTTTTTTGTCAGCCTGTGTTGATTTTAACGAGATATATACAGTAGTGAGCAGACCAGCAAATAACTTTGCGTCTTGTACTATTACTGTTACGGATTATTCAAACATCGCTACTGGGGCAACAATAACCCTTACTAATGCGGCTGGGACAGAAGTAACCTTTACTTGTCAGGGTGCTAGCGCCTCTCCTTCGCCAGACACAAATAAATTTTTTCATAACGAATCTAACAATACAACAGCGGACAATATCTTTACTTGTATCAATTTACATGATGATTTTACTGTCGCAAATCCAGCGGCTAATGTTATTACTATTGTTAGGGCGGCAAGCGGGTACGAGAATTTAACTGTTACAACATCTGACCCGACAAGATTAGCGGTTACTCAATTTTCTCTAGGGTCCGAGTCGGTATATTATTTAGAAAAGTTTGACGAAGATTTTACGACAGATTCTGGAAAGCAATACTCATCTAGTCTGGGGAACGCAATAACAAACACAACAGCAACAAGTTTAAACCACATAGACGGCTACAACGTGGATGTTATCAGAGACGACTTGTCTTTATCTAAAAGAACAGTCTCCTCAAATCAAACCTCATTAGATGCCATCCCTTCTACTTATGTGGAGGTGGGGATACCATACGATATAACCATTAAAACAATGCCAATAGAAACAAAACTACCAACGGGCAACGTACAGGGCTTTATTAAAAAAGTTACAGAGGTTAATTTAATTCTTTATAGAACCCAAAGCATTAACGTAGACGGAGAAGATGTTAGTTTTAGAAACTTAGAAACATTAAAACTGGGGTCTGGAATAGAATTTTTTTCAGGCATAAAAACAATACAGCCTGTATCTGGGTTTTCAGATGAAACGCAAATAACAATTAAACAAAGCCATCCTTTGTTTTTTTATTTATTAGCAATAGAATATAAGGTAAGCGTATAGGAGAAAATTATGCAAGCAGCAGTAATAGCATTAACAGCATTATCGGCTTATAGTCAATACCAAGCGGGGATTGCTCAACAGCAACAGTACGATAGGCAAGCCCTAATGGAAGAATTAAAGGGCAGAAATGATGCTTTAGCACATAGAGAGCAAGGGGTTGCGGTTATGGATAATATGCTATCCCAAATGGCTTATTCTAACGCTTATGCTGGAGCTGGCGGAACAGACCCATTTTCTGGCTCAAAACTAGGGGCATCAGAGATAATACAATCCAAAGGAATAAGAGAATTTAATATTACCAAATATAATGCAGAAATAGGGATTGAAATGGCAAACTATCAAGCAAGTATATACCGATTCGCTGGCAAACAAGCTAAGCGCCAAGGAATAACAAACGCTATGACAACGATGGTTCAAGGGGCATATATGTATAATCAGATGACCCCATCATCTGCGCCTACTGGGGGAGGAGCGCCATACGGGCAACTGTCTCCTATACCAAGAGTGACATTAGACCCCTACGGACAAGGACCAGCGCAAACAATTTTCCCAAGGGGAGGTTGGTAGTAAATGGGAGTTAAGAATATAAAATATAAACCTTTAGGGGCAAGCATACAGAAGATAGGGGCAATACAGCCAGCTGATACGCATGAGCAAATAAAAGGGTATCAGTCATTATCTTCTAGGATAGATAGCCTCAATAAATCTTTATGGCAAGATATAGGTTATAAAACACAAATGACAGCAGCAGAAGATGCTGGGGAATACAAAGCATACACCTATGGCGAAGACGGGAATATCGTTTTTAACGATGCTCCAACTATTGGCAGTTCAGTTTATGACAGAGCATATTATAAACACGTGCAAGAAAACGCTAAATTTCAAATCAAAACGCTGGTGGATAGCAAGTTACAAAACTCATTTTACAAGAACCAATATAATTTAGCTCAATACAATATAGAGAAAAAGGAAATAAAAGACGGAATTATGTCCGCCTTGGTAGATAAAAATTCAGCATTAACGCCTTATTTTGAGTATGATATTGACGCATCTTCCACGCCATGGGAGGCAAAAATATTTACTAATGAAAAAGCAAGAACAAAAAACGTTCAAGAAACCTTGCTACACAACATGAGAGACAGTCACTACAAAGACCTTTTAATGGAAAATGTAAACACGGAGGCGGGAGCTAAAAGGCTGGGAGTTTGGGTAAACGAAGTATACCATGAGTTCGTGTCACACGGACCGTCTGACACATTTGTAGCGGGTAATATTGTTTATGATGCAGACCCCACAAGACGTAATAATTTTTCAGTAACAGAGTTTGAAACAGAGATTGTTAATTTTAGAAAAGCCTTTCAAAGGTCTTATGTTTTAAGTATATTTGATAAATTGCCAGACTCAATGAAAGCCGTTGAACTGATATCTCAAATTAGAGACGGCAGCTATGAAACAGTAGATTTTTTAAACCCAGAGTCTTTGTCTAACGGAGAAACAGCCTTGACTACAAAAAAAGTACCACTTGCTACGCTTATAGGCAGCCCAGAGGAAAGACTAAAACTTGCAAACGATATAGAGCAGCAGCACTTAGATAGAAAAACAAGAATACAAAAGCACGCTCAATTAGAAGTAGACTCTATGGAGACTCAGGCGAGAGCAGAGGTAACTTCTGTGTTAGACGATTTTATGACAAGACAGATGGATAATGATTTCAACAGACCTCATGTTAAAAAACTGATGATTCAAAGACTAGACGAAATAGGGCGTTCACACCCAAGCCTAAAAGGGCTAAAAGTTGTGGAAGAGGCAAAAGATATAATTAATTCAGAGAATTTGCCTACTACCTCAGATGCAACAGAGTTAGCTTTGTTTGAACGACAAGCACAGAATGGAAACCTAGATACCTCAGAGTTACTTAAAAGTCGGTTAATATCGCAAAAAGACAGAGTAAAGCTGTGGAAAAAACAAATACAATGGGATTCTGGAGAGATAACTATTGCGAGCAAAAAGATTTATCAAGATGCTGTTAAAAGAATTAGGAG